TCCACCTCAAAAGAAAAAGCGCAAATCCTACTTAAAATTATTGGGGTAGGGGACAAGCTCCTGACTCTGGAACGGGAAGAGCAGGAGAAATATAATGAGCGGCTTACCATTGGACGCATTGCTGATCAGAAAGAAAAGTACGCAAAGGAACAGCCGGCCTACAATGACGCTCCGGTGGAGTTAGTATCTGCCTCTGATCTCATTAAAAAGCAACAGGACATCCTGGCTCAAAACGGTGAGAACCAGAGAAAGCGGGAGCGGCTCCACCAGTTAGAACAGGAAGACCAGAGACTTATGGAGCAAATCCAGGAACTTCTGAAAAAACAGGAAGCAGTCCGGGCAGATCTCTCCATTGCCAGAATGAATGCGAAGGATTTAGAGGATCAGTCTACCGCAGAACTGGAGCGCAGCATTTCTGATATAGAGGAGATTAACCGGAAAGTACGAGCAAACCTTGACAAAGAGAAGGCGGAAGACGATGCCAGGGAATACCGTAGGCAGTATGACCAGCTTTCTAAACAGCTTGATGAAACCCGTGACGCTAAAAATAAGCTTCTTAATTCAACAGAGCTGCCGCTCCCGGAACTTTCTATCAAAGAAGGAGAACTGGTTTATAAAGGTCAGCAGTGGGATAACATGTCAGGCTCCGATCGGCTTAAGGTATCCACCGCCATTGTCCGGAAGTTAAATCCTGAATGTGGTTTCGTCCTCTTGGACAAGTTAGAGCAGATGGACCTTGAAGTTCTTAAGGAGTTTGGTGAGTGGTTGGAAGCGGAAGGACTGCAGGCCATTGCTACCAGGGTAAGCACCGGAGAAGAGTGCAGTATTGTAATTGAAGATGGATACGTGGCGGGTCAGGAGCACCCACTCATGGAAGATAAGAAGACAGGATGGAAGGAAGGAGTATTTTAATGCAAATTATTAAAGGAAAGTTGCCAGGGGCGAAGAAGACCGTTGTGTACGGTCCCGAGGGAATTGGCAAGTCAACTTTTGCAGCACGGTTCCCGGACCCAGTATTTATTGATACCGAGGGAAGCACCAAGGATATGGATGTAGCCAGACTTCCGGAGCCTAGCAGCTGGACTATGATATTAAATCAGGTTTCAGATGTGATCAAGACACCCAATGTCTGCAAAACTTTAATCGTCGATACGGCAGACTGGGCTGAGACGCTTTGTACTACCAGTGTTTGCACGAAGAATCAGAAAAGCAGCATTGAAGATTTTGGCTATGGAAAAGGTTATACATATATTCAGGAGGAATTCGGAAAGCTTTTAAATCTTCTTACCGATGTGACAAAAGTCGGAATCAACGTGGTTCTTACAGCTCATGCAAAAATGCGGAAGTTTGAACAACCGGATGAGATGGGAGCTTATGATCGGTGGGAAATGAAGCTGAGTAAAGGTGTAGCTCCTATGGTGAAGGAATGGGCAGATATGGTCTTGTTCTGCAACTATAAGACTATGGTTGTTAACGTAGACGGCCAGGGTGCTCAGAAGGGAAAGAACAAAGCTCAGGGCGGCAGACGAGTCATGTACACGACCCATCACTCCTGTTGGGATGCCAAAAACCGCTATGGTCTTCCTGACGAAGTGCCTTTTGAATACGATTCGATTCGCCACATCATAGAAAGTACCGTTGCGGGAAATCCCGTTTCGGAAGAAAAGAAGACTACCCCACCTGTTACTCAGCCGAAACAGGAAGATACCGGGAGTACTGTCAGTCAGAGCCGAGAAGAGCCTCCAAAGGAAGAGAAAACAGCTCCACCGGTGGATACAAAGTCAGAATCAGTAACCCCGCCAGATGTAAAGATTGATGAACGGATACCGAAAGCCCTTCGCGATCTGATGATTCGTAATCAGGTTGACGAGTGGGATATTCAGAATGTAGTAGCTGCCAGGGGATACCTTACAGCAGATATTCCAGTATGGAAATATGAAGAGGTTAATCCGGGATTTATTGACGGGGTTCTGGTGGCTGCCTGGGATCAGGTATATGCAATGATTATAGAAATGAAAAAGAATGACAGCTTGGTATTTAATTAAGGAGGATATGGCAAATGGCAGATTATGAAGTAAAAGAATTAGGATGGGACGATGAAGTGGAAAAAGGCGAAGGAGGAGGGGACTTTGTCCTCCTTCCGCCTGGAGATTATGAGTTTACAGTGGAATCATTCGAACGGGCCAGACACCCAGGCGGTGACAAATCTCCGGAGTGTAATAAAGCAATCTTAAAGCTGAGAATCGACACCCAGGAGGGAACCACTCTCCTTACAGAGAACTTACTTCTTTATGATAAGATGCAGTGGAAAATTGCACAATTCTTCCTTTGCATTGGTGAAAAAGAAATTGATGGCAAAATCAGAATGAACTGGCCGGCAGTCCCGGGAGCAAAGGGAAAAGCTACGATCGAAGTAACGCCAGGAAGAGATGATCCAAATAAGAAGTTTAATCATGTGAAGAAATATCTTCCGTATGAACCGAAAAAATTTGAGGCAGGGAAGTTTTAATTATGGAACTTAGACCATATCAGTCAGAGGCAAAGGCTGCAATCTTTGAAGAATGGGACAAGGGCGTCAAGCGGACGCTCCTGGTCCTCCCTACGGGGTGTGGTAAGACGATTGTATTTGCAAAAGTAACAGAGGATTGTGTGCGCAGGGGAAATCGAGTGCTTATTATGGCGCACCGTGGTGAGCTTTTGGATCAGGCTGCCGATAAGATCGGGAAAGCCACAGGACTTGGGTGCGCGACCGAGAAGGCAGAGGAAACTTGCATGGGGAGTTGGTTCCGGGTTGTGGTCGGATCTGTTCAGAGTTTAACCAGAGAAAAGCGATTAAAGCAGTTTCCGGTAGATTACTTTGACACCATTATCATTGATGAAGCACATCACTGCCTATCTGACAGTTATCAAAAGATCTTAGATTATTTCAAAGAAGCCAATATTTTAGGTGTAACGGCAACACCAGATCGTGGTGATATGCGAAACCTTGGTGAATGCTTTGATAGTCTGGCTTATGAGTATACACTTCCAAAGGCAATTAAAGCCGGTTATCTCTCCCCGATCAAAGCTCTGACCCTTCCTCTTAAGCTGGATTTATCAGCAGTGGGAATGCAGTCAGGAGACTTTAAATCCGGAGATATTGCTACCGCCCTGGATCCATACCTGTATCAGATCGCCGATGAAATGGAAAAGCACTGCAAGGATCGGAAAACAGTTGTATTCCTTCCGCTGGTCAAAACAAGCCAGAAATTCAGGGATATTCTAAATAACAAAGGTTTTAAAGCCGCAGAGGTAAACGGAGACAGCAAAGACCGCGCAGAAGTTCTGGCGGCCTATGAGCGGGGAGATTATAACGTACTCTGTAATTCCATGCTACTAACCGAAGGGTGGGACTGTCCCAGTGTTGACTGCATTGTGGTTCTCCGTCCCACAAAGGTGCGCAGCCTTTACAGTCAGATGGTGGGGCGTGGGACAAGGTTGTTCCCAGGAAAGGACCACTTACTCTTACTGGATTTCTTATGGCATACCGAGCGTCATGAGCTTTGCCACCCTGCCAGTCTGATCTGTCAGGATGAGGAAGTAGCCCGGAAAATGACGGAGAACATCGAACAGGCTGGCTGCCCCGTAGATATTGAAGCAGCAGAAAAACAAGCCGCAGAAGATGTTGTCGCACAAAGGGAAGAAGCCCTTGCAAAGAAGCTGGAAGAAATGAAGAAGCGTAAGAAAGCACTGGTAGATCCTTTGCAGTTTGAAATGAGCATTCAGGCGGAGGATTTATCCGGATACGTTCCTTCCTTTGGTTGGGAAATGTCGCCACCCTCTGATAAACAAAAGAAAGAACTGGAAAAGCGGGGAATCATGCCAGATGAAATAGATAATGCCGGAAAAGCCAGTATGATCTTAGAACGACTGAACAAACGCCGGGAAGAAAACTTAAGTACTCCCAAGCAGATCCGTTGCTTAGAAAAGTATGGCTTTCAGCATGTGGGAACATGGAATTTCGATAATGCTAAAAACATGATTGACCGTATCGCAGCGGCAGGCTGGCGGGGCGCACCTTCGGGCGTAAATCCGCGTGAGTATATACCGGAATAAGGAGACTTGAAACATGGATAGTACATACGACCTCATGGAGGTCCTAAATCATATAGACCCATCAGAGCTTGAATACCAGGACTGGATTAATGTCGGAATGGCTCTGCAGCATGAAGGGTATTCCGTTGATGTGTGGGACCGATGGAGCATGAACGACCAGCGGTATCACGCAGGGGAGTGTGAAAAGAAATGGCGGGGCTTCCACGGGGCCGGTACTCCGGTAACAGGTGGGACCATTGTCCAATATGCCAGGGATCAGGGGTGGACCCCACCTTATGATCCCGGCAAAGCACTTGACTGGAACGACACCGTTTCAGCAGAAGGTGTTGTAGTTGATAAAAACTGGGTAGAGGAAAGAGAAGTTATCGAACCCAGACAGTGGGATCCTGCTGGGGAACTTATCAAGTATTTAGAAACCCTGTTTGAGGCTGGGGAGAATGTCGGTTATGTAGTAAAGAGCTGGAAGAAGGATGAGAAATACCTACCTGCAGATAAAGGACTTTACG